CATATGGCTTGCAGTTGCCAGATAAGTATAAGAATACTTTTGTATACGCTGGAGAGATATCGTCTTTTGATAGTCTTCCGACTAGCGCACCAGATGGATATGCATATTTATTAAAAGATAATGCTGATGACAAAGGAATTCTTTACATATATGATGGATTAGAAAGTGAGTGGGTTGGAATAGATCCATCATATACTTGGGACATAGCCGATAGTTTTGTAAGCAAAAACAGTAAGTTTGTAACTGATCTAACAAACCCAGATTATTTTTGGGATCAAGGTAAAAAAGTATATAGGGACATTGAAGTATTTAAGGGTATAAGAATTGTAGTTGCAACAATGAATAAACCTAATTGTACTTTTGACCTTATTGAATTATCCCCTCGTCTATCTGTTGATCTTACTGATCGTGTTCAAGACTTTAGTATTACAAGGACTCTTTCTGATTTGGGTAATGGAAAGATTCCTGTAGGATCTCTGCTTGCTGGTACTGGTCAGATAAACGTTAACGATAATGATTTTGCTTTTGTACAAAATAATTCATTCAATGAAACAACCTCTCAAGGAAGCATTGCATCAAAATACTTATTGACACATGTAAAGTTTATGTTTTATGATGTGATAAGAAACGTTAATTCATATGATTACTATGTCCCCATAAAGACAATGTACTCTGAAGGTCTTCCTCAATCTCAAGGTAACTTTGATCAGATCTCTATAAATCTAAGGGATGCATATTTAATTCTTGAAGCAAGTCCTGCTCCATCCTTAATGCTTACAGATATTTCTTTAAGTGCTGCAATAATGATTCTACTGGATTATATAGGTTTTAGCAACTACGTTTTTAAAAGAATTGATGGAGTGCCCGATCCAGTTATTCCTTATTTCTTTGTTGCACCAAATCAAAACGTTGCAGAAGTTCTTACTCAATTAGCAGTTGCAACTCAGAGTGCAATGTTTTTTGATGAATATAATAATTTTGTTTTGATGACAAAAGAATATTTATTACCAGATATCGGAGGAAGGGATTTAGATATAACGTTATTTGGTAATAAGGTAGATTCAATGCTACCAAACATTATTCAAGTATCTTCGTCAAATAAAAGTGTTAATAATAATGGTCAGATAAACTATACTCAAAGATATATTCAAAGAACATATGGGTCAACTCGTCAATCCATGTATAGTGATGAGTTTAAGACTTGGGTATATACTCCAACATTAATGTGGGAAGTTACAGGAGATCAAACCACTAAAGCCATAAATGAAACCGCTACTGAACAATCTTCCTATTCATTATCAGCAATGCCGTTAAATTCTAATCTCACAGCAGACGTTCCAACAGTGATAAACAACACAATGACCAACAATATACTTGACGTGGGCGAATCTATCTACTATATTGCTAGGTACAATGGATTCTTTTACGCTAATGGAGAGATAATAAAGTATGATGCAGTAGAGTATTCAATAACTGGACAAGCAACACCATTGTGGATAAACAATGTTCAAGAATATCAAAACTACTTCCTAAATATTCCATTTAACGGAAAGATGTACCCAACAGGAAAGATAAGAATATATTCAGAACCAGAGTATATTGTTGTTGGAGGAGTGACGGTAATGAGTCCTGGCCCTGCTAAGATTCACGGTAGAGGTCAATTTGGAACAACCATAACAAATCACGATGCTGGAATCAATACTTATTGGACAGATTCTAATAATGTGTATGGATGTCAGCAGCAAGGTAACTATATTTATAGTGCTGATCAAGTTGTTAATTATCCATTAGGATTAGAAAAGAATACTGCTGCTGGTATAAGTAATGCAAAAGCAAGAGAAAGTTCTAGAAACGGTATTATAAAAAATACAACCTCTCAAGTCTATTGGACAGAAAAACAAGTAAATGAATTTACAACAGCGCAATCTGGAACTGTTCAATCTTCAGCACTAGTATTTACTGGTCCAAATTTTGATACAGGAGTTTCACCAAGAGATTATGTTTCTTATATACACAAGCCATTAGACAATGCCTATAAGCATTTTGGAACAAGAATGAGAATTATAGGTAAGATTGAAGCGGGTGCAAACAGAGTACAAACACCAATTGGGAGTGCTGAGTACATCTCAATCTCCCCCACAGATTCAAGCCAGCAGATGAGCATCTCAGGAGGCTCAGGTGGAATAGGTGTTATGGTCAATAACACAACAAACAATGGTTATTATTTTGAAATAGCAGCACTAACAAATAACAACATAAGCAGTTATTATGACTCCAATAGAAAACAAATAGTTGTTTATCCTGTTGCAGTAGGAGGAATAACACTTTCTGGATCTGGAAACAGGATAGTAACAGTTACCACATCTGTAAATCATCAGTTTAAGGTTGGTGAAAAAGTTGTTATGTCTGGTTTTGTTAGATCCCCAGCCAGTTCAGAGGTAAATGGTGAGTTTACAATAACAGCAGTAACAGCAAGAACATTCACCTATGACTCAGGAATGTCAATTCCAGGAGTTCCGACAAGTGGTGGGCAAGCAGAAATCTACATTGACTCTGGTGTAAACATAAACAACCTAATATTTTACAAGGTAGTTGAAGGACCAGATCCAGTTACAGGAGTAAGAGGAGCAGCCTACCCAGTCAAACTATGGTCTGGACTTGGAAATATTCTTGTTGATAATGGAAGATTTACAGGACAATACAGAACCGTTGGGGAGAATGCACCAACAGTATATGATCTTGCAGTAGAGTATAAGGACAGTGGAACAATCAGAACCTTCTACTTATATGTAAATGATAAACAAGTTGCAACAGTAGTAGATAGCGATCCTTTAATAAAAAATAACAACATGTGTGTTTTTGTTCGTGGGTCAACAAAGTGTATGTTTGAAAACGTATACGCATTATCAGAAAACTATGCTCAGAATACTATTGCCACAGCAGTAGACAACATATCGCAAGTGTTTGGAGATACAGAGATAAACTCTTCTGAGGCATTAAGGAAATATGCGGTAAATGGTTTTGTTCAGGCATCGTATTTAAGTGGTATCAGTAGTTATCAGCCACCAAACTTTAATATGTATTTTGAGGAATTTGGCACAATACTAAGAGAAGCCGCTCATTTTAATATTGAGTATGACAGAGCCTATCCTGCATTGTATGCAAAACTTGCTCCAACAATGAATAGAATTAAAACATATTCATCTTCTGGATTCTATGCTGGAGCATATGCAGCAGACTTCTTAATCTTTAATTGTTTAGATAAAAATATTAACCTTGACCCAACATCGGGAAACTTCCTAAGAATTCAAGGAATAACATTTACTCAAAACACAACTAAAACTTTAACAGTAGATGATTATTTTAATAGAGTGTCAAATCTTGCTGACCCACAATTTGATTCTGGAAACTTAGTTTATAGTCCATTACATGCAAAAGAACTATACAACAAAGTGAAGGTTAGTAGAACTCGCCACGGCAATCAAGAGTTTTCTATTGATAGCATGTATATACAAACAGATGCAGCAGCGAATGATACGTTGGGTTGGATTATTAATAGAACGATGGAACCTAAAAAGAATATTGGGATGACGACCTTTGGAACCCAAATGATTCAATTAGGAGATTTAGTAAACATATCCTATACAAATCCTGAAGGCATCAATGTTATTGCAGATGTGGATACAAAGTTTGTCGTCTATAATATTGAATATGGAAGAACTTCAAGCGGGACAAATATGACGTTGTACTTGGCAGAGGTGTAGGATGGAGGGTTTTACTTTTAGCCTGCCTGAGGGAGCAGACTACTCTCAAATGGAATGGGGTTCAGCAGATGCTCAAGCAAACTTAGCATCCATAATGCCTGCCTCTGGTGGAGGCGGTGGAGGCGGTGGAAACGGTGGAGGCGGTTCCTTAGCACCAACATCTACACCGCCAACTCCCGTAATCCCACCACCAGCAGCAACCACTTACGCAGTAAAACAACCATCCCCAAGCCTAGTTACATACAATGCAGAAACTTTGCCACAAGAACTTATTGTTGATTTGTTGTTTGAAGATGTTGGCGGTACAGAGTTAATTAATGTTTCTAGACATGATACTATCAATGGTCAAAACGTAGTCTATTCATTAGTAAGCAACCTATCTATATTAAATAGATCATTCAATCCAAACAACATTCTTGCTGGACAAATCTCATACTCTCAATTTTCTCAATACTCGCTAGACATTGCATCAAAACTAATTGGGATTTCATTAGACGAAGGCGGTAACCTTGTTATTGAGTTCTCATCAATAGGAAACGATGAGTATGCAGAAATAGAATTATCCAGCGATGGTACAATATATAGGATTGGAGTGGTTGTGCCGACATGATTACAAATAATGGAAAAGAGATTATTGCCAAGTTTCTCCTTGGTCAGGCTCCTGCCTATGCAACTCACATTGCATTAGGATGTGGCGCTAAGCCAAACTCTGTGGGAGACTTTTCTGCTAAAGAAGTTATGGACTTTGAAATGATTAGGGTTCCAATTTCTTCAAGGGGATTCGTTGATGAGGGCGGCATAACAAAATTAGCATTATCAGCAGAGATGCCAACAGAATCTCGTTATGAGATATCTGAAGTTGCCTTATGGTCAGCAGCATCAAACAGCGCAGTCACAAACTCTGATAGCCGTATACTCTTTAGTTTTGATTCAAGCGAAGGATGGAGACTTCATAAGACGGAATCTCCTGGATTTACTGGGCCAATTCCAGAATTTACTGCATCTCTTGATGGTGGAGATGACACAAACGATATCAACCTTCCTGTCGTTGCTGGTGATGCTATTTTTGCAACCACGGCAGACAACGAAACACTTCTTAGTTCAATCAGAAAAGATAGGCAAGAAGGTTCGAGGTTCCTTAATCACACCATCTTTTTAAGAGGAGACACGTCTGACATAAACTCGTCATTTGCTATCTCTGACGGTAGCGTGGGTAATTCATCACACATCCATTTAGATGGAAG